GGAGGGATAGGCGGAATTGAAGTTACCTATCCCTCACTTGGAGATTCAAAATGGCAAACACCCTGACCAGCCTCATCCCGACCCTTTACGAAGCGGTCGATACCGTATCGCGCGAACTGGTGGGATTCATTCCCGCCGTAGCCAAAAACTCCAGCGCCGCCCGTGCTGCGCTGAACGAGTCCATCCTGGTTCCGATCACCCCGGCGATCACCCTGCAAACCGTGACCCCCGGTCTTTACGCCGCGGATAACGGCGACGATGTGATCGGCAACGCTTCGATTACGATCGCCAGCTCGAAATACGCGCCGGTGCGTTTCAACGGTGAAGAAACTGTAGGCCTCGGCAATGCCGGTACTTATAGTCCCATCGTTCGCCAGCGTTTCGAGCAGGCTTTCCGCGCGATCTGCAATGCTGTTGAATCCGATTGCGCCGCCCTGCACTCGTCTTGCTCCGGTGCCTACGGTGTTTCGGCAACCACTCCGTTTACCACCGCCGGTGACCTGTCCCACGCCGCTTACAGCCGCAAGGCCCTGACCGACCGCGGTGCGTCAATTTCGGATTTGCAGATGGTTCTGGGATCCACCGCGGGTGCCAAGCTGCGCGCCGTCCAATCGAGCCTGTTCAAAGTAAACGAAGCGGGTACTGACGCGATGCTGCGTGATGGCTCGTTTGGGAAGCTGGAAGGCTTCAGCTTGCACGAGTCGGGTGGAGTCAAGACCTTTACCGCCGGCACGATGGCGAGTGCTACCACCAACAACGCGGGCTATGCCCTTGGCGCGACCACCCTTACGCTGGCGACTGCCGGTACGGGCGTGGTCGCTGCTGGTGATGTCATCACGATCACCGGCGACACCAACATGTACGTGGTCAAGAGCGCAACGTTTGCTGGCGGCAACCCGGCCGCCGGTGACACGATCGTCCTAGCTTCGCCCGGCTTGCTGAAGGCCATCCCCGCTTCTGCCACCGCCATCACTGTGTCGGCAACGAGCGTCCGTAACATGGTGTTCGATCGCAATGCGATTCAGTTGGTAACGCGCGCTCCGGCGATGCCTGAAGGTGGCGACATGGCTGACGACAAAATGATGATTACCGATCCGCGCAGTGGCTTGGTCTTTGAAGTCGCGGTGTATCGCCAGTACCGTCAGGTGAAGTATGAAGTCGCTTTGGCTTGGGGCGCAGCGATGACGAAGCCCGACCACGCTATTGTTCTGCTTGGTTAAACCCCCCTCCCCTGACGACTCCCCGGTCGTCGGACTTATGGGGAGGGGCTCGCGCTTCTCCCCCTTTTTTTTTGGAGATACGGTATGCACAAAGAAGACAACCCCGACGTGGTGCTGGTTAAGTGTGACGTTACGGAAGGCAACCCTGACGGGTTCTACCGTCTTGACAAGAGCCTGTTTGTCGAAGGCGAACATGAGATTTACGTTCCAGAACTGGAACCCTCGAAGTACGAGAGCAAAACGGTTGCTGAATTGAAAACCCTGTTAGCGGAAGCCGGCATGGACGTTCCCGAGCACGCGAAGAAGGCTGATCTCGTCGCCCTTTGCCTTTCGTTTGGTGGCTAATGGCCCTGATCGTTGAAGACGGCACTGGCTTGGCCAATGCTGAAAGTTTCATGTCCGTGGTGGAAGCCACGGCGTACCATCTTGCCAACGGCAACAAAGCCGCGTGGTCTGAAGTTGCGGGGGAGCCCGCCAAAGAAGCGATGCTCCGCCAGGCAACCACCTATATCCAGAATCGGTATTTCGCCTTGTGGTGCGGGTACCCCGTGCAGACTACACAAAAGCTGGATTGGCCGCGTACTGGGGTCCTGTTCCGCAACGGCAGCTTCGTCTCAAGCACCAGCGTTCCAAGCGAAGTCAAAGCAGCATGTGCGGAACTCGCATTACGGGCGGCGTCGGCCCCTTTGACACCAGATGGTGCTCCTACCGTGACCTATGAGAAGGTCGGACCGATTGAGGTCAAGTACGAGCCGTTCACTGCCCCGGCGAATCCATACGCTGCGATTGACGCCCTGCTGGCGCCTTTCCTAAAAGCGGGATTGCAATCCGGGATCAATGCCGGCCTGGTGCGGGGATAGCCGTGTCTGTCTTCGATTACGGCAAGTCAGCGGCCACTACCCTGCGCCTATTGGCGAAATTTGGGCAAGATGTGACCTTGGCTCGCCGGTCAACAGGCACGTATGACCCGGCCCTCAGTGCCGCGCCCGTCACTGAGACGCTGGAGACGCGCAAAGCTGTATTGCTGGACTACGACCGCATCAACTTTGGCGAGACGCTACAGGACGGTACGCGGGTTCAGGCTGGCGACCGTCGGTGCCTGATGGGAACTGATGGCTCACCTCCGACGAACTTCGACTTCATTGTGGTCGGGGAAGCGCGTTACCCAATCAAGGTGGTGAAGGAACTGAATCCCGCCGGTACGCCGGTGCTTTACGATATGCTGATCCGGCGATGACCCAAGACTTCGGCGCACAACTCAAGGCGTTTCACGTGAAGCTGAAGGCTCACGCAGAGAAGGTGACGCGCGATGTAGTCGTCGAGATCGGCGCTACCCTGGTCGACAAGTCACCGTGGGGGCGTTGGGAGCGATGGCAGCCTAGCTCGCAGCACGCGCGCCCCATGCCACCCTATGTGCCCGGCCTGTTCAAAGGATCTTGGGACTACGACTTCGACGCCGCGCCCAACACGCAACTCGACACGGTTGACCAGACCGGCGGAACATCAATGGCCCGCATCAACGCGGCGCGTACCACGCCCGCCTTCGTGCGCCACTTCATCGTCAATAACACCGAGTACGCCGAGGCGCTTGAGTACGGGTATGCCAAGCACAACATGCCGAGTCCAACGCCCCCGGGTGGAATGGTGCGGACGACGGTGGTGGAGTTCCCGTCGATCGTGGCGCAGGTGTTGGCCAAATGAGCATCGCCAAGGTTCGTACCGCGCTTGAGATCGCCCTCCATACCATGACGCCGGCCTTGGCGACGGCGTGGGAGAACCAGGACTTTGCGCCAACCGCCGGGACTCCCTATCAGGCGGCGCATTTGCTGCCGGCCGCTCCTGACAATTCGACAATGGGCGACGGGCATTACCGGGAGCGCGGGCTCATGCAGGTCTCGCTCAATTACCCGGTTGACGCCGGGTCAGCCCCGGCAATGACCCGCGCCGAATTGATCCGGGCAACATTTTTTCGTGGCGCATCCTTTACAAGCGGGGGTGTTACCACTAGGATTCCTACAACGCCTGAAATTGGCAGAGCAGTAGTGGTAGACGATCGTTGGGTTCTCCCCGTCAGCATCCGGTATTTTGCCGACGTGTACGCATGAGCCCGGCGACGATTAAACTTCACGAGACTTTGATCCGTTTACTGAAGGGTGTGGTTTCAGCTTGGGAAGAATGGCTGAAGTCAGCAAGATGAGTACCTAGCAACACCGAGCACGCGACCCGCAACGCTAACGCCACGCAAGTCATTTGCCTCCTCGGGATTATTCCGTCCACAAGGAGCCCGAAATGACCATTGCAACAGGCGTAGCCAAAAAACTCGTTTACAAGAAGCAGTCTGCCCTCGGCACCATTGCTACCGCATCCGGCGCGCAGTACCTTCGGCGCGTCACCAGCACCATCGACCTCAAGAAAGCCACCTACCAGTCTGCCGAAATCCGGTCGGACTACCAGCGCGCGGACTTTCGCCACGGCATCCGCACGGTCGACGGCACGATCAGCGGCGAACTGTCGCCGGGGTCGTACTCCGATTTCCTTGGTTCGGCGGTTCGTCAAGCGTGGCAATCCCCCAGCACTACTGGCGCCCTTACCACTGTGACCGCCGCCTCCACTTCAGGTGCCGCAGGTACATTCACTCGCTCTGGTGGCAGCTATCTCACTGACGGTTTCAAGATCGGTGATGTGGTGCGCTGGACGGGTTGGGCAACCACTGGCGTCCCGAACAATACGCACAATTTCCTCATCACCGCACTGACCGCTCTTGTTATGACCGGCACGATGCTGGACGGCGTGGCAGTCGGGGCAAAGGCTGCTGGCGATTCCGTAACCTGCACAGTGCAGGGCAAAAAGAACTGGATCCCGAGCACTGGCCACCTGCGCGAGTACTACACCATTGAGCACGCATACTCGGACATCACCCAATCCGAAGTGTTTACCGACTGCGTGATTTCTCAAGCGATGCTGAAGATGCCGGCGTCGGGCATGAACACCATTGAATTCCCGATCCTCGGTCTGAACATGACTACGGGGACTACGGCTTACTTCACCACTCCGACGGCAGCGGTCGGCACCGGAGTTACCGCAGCGGCCAACGGCGCCCTCTATATCGGTGGCGTAGTGGTTGGCCTCGTGACCGGGCTGGACATCACGCTCAATGGCAATTACTCGACCCCGGGCGGCGTGGTTGGCTCCAACGTCGAACCCGACATTTTCCAAGGCTCGATCGACGTGACGGGCAACGCCACGGTGCTGTTCCAGGACGGCACCTTCCGCGACTACTTCCTGAACGAAACGGAAGTCAGCCTGATCGCTGTGTTCACCACCGCGAATACGGCTTCCGCCGACTTCTTCGGCGTTACCATGTCCCGCCTCAAGTTCGGCGGCGCAAGCAAGGACGACGGCGAGAAGGGTCTGACCCTGACCATGCCGTTTACCGCCCTGTTGAATACCGCAGGCGGCGCGGCGGTCGCCAATCTGGGGACCACGATCAGTTTCCAGGATTCAACCATGTAACCTAAAGGAATCTTTATGACGGCTTTCGACCTTACCTCTCTGAATACCACCAAAGCCTGCAATGCCGGGGCTGACGTGGAAATCCGCCACCCGGTCACGAATGCCCCCCTGGGGATCAAGATTCGTGTGCTGGGCCGCGATTCGGACACGTTCAAGGAATACACCCGCGACACGCTCAACACCCGGCTACGTC